AATCATCCGTATTCAAACTTGAAGGTGTTTTTATTTGTCTCATCTTATGGGGTCAGTCCCCCTCGGCCAGCGGTTTTTCTTCTGCATACAAAAAGGACGCGACTGAATCGGTTACTTCTGTACAATTTGAATAAGGTTACCGCATGTATCGTCGAAGACAGCTATTGTGACTTCGCCCATTTTTGTCGGTTCCATCGTAAACGTCACGCCTTTTTCCTTTAATCGGTTGTACTCTTTTTGAATATCTGCAACGCCAAACATTGTGGACGGGAAGCCTTCGGAGAATATCTTCTTTTGATACTCCTTGGCGGCAGGATGTTCATTCGGTTCGAGTAAAAGCTCGGTTCCGTCTTGATCATCTGGAGAAACAAGCGTTATCCACCTGAATTTCCCCATGGGAACATCCTCCTTTTTTACAAACCCCAGTTTTTCTGTATAGAACTTCAGTGCCTTGTCTTGATCTTGCACGAATATACTAGTCACAATGATTTTCATATTGTTGTTGCCTCTTTTGATATTTATGGTGCATGGTACTGTGCAAACAATCCGGCTTCAAGCAAAACAAACCAACATTTGTCAGAAACTCAGTGCTGGTTTTATAAAATTACTCTATCCATCCTTTCAGCAAATTTTTAAGCGGTTCGTTGTTGAATATAAGTACTCGATATTTTCCCTTTCGTTTTGATGTTACGAGTCCTGCATCCTCCAGTACAGAAAGGTGTTTAGCTATCGCCTGTCGCGTAATAGAAAGGTCGTACTTTGTAATAAGACGTATCGTAAGTTCATACAACGTCAGCTCGTTGCGTTCAGATAATTCGTCTAATATAAGCCGCCGAGTCGAATCGCCGAGTGCTTTGAATATAGCGTCTTTGTTCTCATTCATATATTGAGTATAAGCAACTCATTAGTTGCATGTCAAGTATAAGCAACTGTATGGTTGCGTGATATAGGAACTGAACCTATCCGGCGCAGGTCTGAAATGTTCTAATCGATAAGGAATTAAAACCATCAAAATAACAGTGGATATGTCTCTGAAAAATAAAAGAAGACGAACTTCAAAAGTTCGTCTTCTACAATCAAATTCGGCACGCCGGCCATTTTAAAATTGATAACTATCTCTAAACCCCTTGATAAACAAAGGAGTTTTCATCATTAACCTATAGAACCTTCCATTTCGAACTTGATTATTTTTAAACATCTTGATACACCATACCTCGTTCTAAACATTGATTTTACGGGGTTCCTTATTTTTCTTAATCACTTAAAATCATAATTCATCATAACTTTGTGGGTGTTTTGTGGGTGCACCCACGTTCTAATTTTCTTCACGAGTAATGAAGGGTTTCTCGCAATTTTATAGTAAAGGTACTAAATAAAGGAGGTGTGAAAATGTTCGAAGTCAATGTCGAAATAAACAATTCATTAATAAGTAACTACATCAAACAAAGGTTAGATGAAAAAATTAATGACATACTTTTTACTTGGGACATCGATCAAATGTCTAAAAGAACCTGTATGAGTAAATCGTTCTTAGAAAATGAATTTTTGCGGGATCCCCGAATGAAGTTGCTTGAGCGGCGCAAAGAAAAAGGCAAACGATTTTGGTTCTATGAAGAATCAAAGGAAGTCATGAAACAAATTATGGATGAATGGTGAACAAAAGCGTGGACAGACGCAAATTATCCTGAGGGTATAAATTATAAAATACAGCCACATTATTATCAAATACAGAAAGGCCTGTAAAAGAATCTGAAATTAAAAGATTCATAACAAATAAAATGAAAACAAAAACTGAGAACGTCACTATATCAATAAGCAGCAATGGAGTCGTACATATCCAAGAAGAATATGCAGAAACAAGTGCTCTTAATTAAAGGGTTTTAATAAAAATTTTGTTTTTTATAAAGGGATTTAGAAAAAGATGAAGTAATGTATCTATAGAGAGGAACTGATAAAAATGAAGATTACACGTGAACTACCTGTCGGAACACACCATGATGATCCACCTGTAGGTATGCACCATGACCCAGCAATCGGAATGGGCTTAGGTCGTGAAATAAGAGTAGGTGGATAAATAAAAAGGCTCTCTCATATGAGGAGGGCCTTTTTATTATTGGTCGACTTGACAACCGCACTTACAAATGAAATGAACATGTTTATTTCCATACCAATTACACACATAATCAGATGATTTATTAAGACACGAAGGACAGCTAACGCCTGGTTTGTTCTCCGGCTCTCCTTGATGCTGTTCATAAATTTGCAAAACCTCTTCAATCAAATTTGGTACTCTTTCTAATCCCTCTTCCAGCTCTTTTGATAACTTTTTCATATATCTCACCTCTACATGGCACCATATCAGAACAAACGTTCTCGCGCAATATATTTTTCGTTATGGCGCAAATTTTCTTTGGGGTAATTTTTCCTATTTTTTCAGAATGAAGAACTCATTAAAAAATGAGTCTTCCGAACTTAATACTATGCGGACAGAATTCAACTGAGTTAATAGTACCTATGTAATTCGAATCATTCTTATAACGACATATTTATTATCAGCTTCTCTCTCCTAAACTATGGTAAAATCCCTGTGTTAAACTCCATATGAAAGGATATGATCATGAAGGTATTTGAAGCCAAAACACTGCTTTCCGAAGCTGAAAACCGTGCAAAAGAATACAAAGATTTAAAAAGTAAAATGGTCAAATTAAAGAAAGCATTCAAAGCTGTTGCTGATCTAGATGATAGCGAGTTTTCAGGTAAAGGCGCCAATAACATCAAATCATTTTACGAAGATCAGGCTGGCATTGCTGACCAGTGGATTGATCTAATTGAGATGAAAATATCTTTTTTAACGAGTATTCCTGGTATCTTGGAAGACGCTAGCTTATCAGATGCCTACATAGAAGAATCCTTCCTAGAACATGAGTTGGCTAATGCTAATTCCAAATCAAATTCCATTATGTCCGAACAGAAAAAGGCGATCAAAGATATCTTAAATGATATACACGACGTCCTTCCCTTAGATGTTTTTTCAACGGAAGATTTTAAAAATGAGTTATCTTCTGCTGAGAAAAAACGAAAAAACACAGTCGAGAAAATAAGTGAAGTCGATGAGAATCTGACGTCAGAATACGCCTTATCAGAAGCAAATGAACAAATGATTCAGGCTGATTACCAAGCACTCATAAACGCAACAGCAAAAGGCAAGAGTGCCTCTCCCATCCACTATAACGCAAAGGCTTATAGAGACAGTGAAGTCCACAAGATGACTGAGGATGTAAAAAAACAATCGACTGAGTATATCTCCTTTAAAGACCAACAGGCCGAACAAAGAAGGATAGCAAAAGAACAGGAAGAGCTTGCAAATAAGCCATGGTACGAAAAGACGTGGGATGTTGTTTGTAATTTTACAGGGGAAGTCTCCGGATATTATGATTATAAAAGAGCCGCCGATGGCGTTGATCCTGTTACCGGTGAAAAGTTGACAGAAGGCCAACGTGTAGCAGCTGGCGCAATGGCTGCAGCAGGTTATGTGCCTATTGTGGGATGGGCAGGTAAATTAGGCAAAGGCGGAAAGGCTGTCTACTCAACGAGCAAAGCCATCTATAGGGCAGACAAAGCGCTTGATATCTATAAAACTCCTAAGACATTCCCTGCCCTTCAAAACTCCAGTAAAGGACTCTACGGTCTTGCGTCAGCAAATGGTTTTAGTGAAGCAATAACCGGCCGCGATATGTTTGGGAATAAGATTTCTGAGGAGAGACGTCAAAACAGCTTAAACAGTGCGCTTGCCTCAATTGCTCCAATAGGAATGATTGGTGCAGGTAAAGTATTAAAAGTAAATTCAGGTGCCGGGAAACCTTCTAACTTGTATAGAGGTGAAAATTTTCCTTATGCAACAAAAAGACCAAACGGCATCGGTAAATCCTATATATCGCCTGAGACCGGGAACCTTGTACCCGCAAATAAAAGTGGAATGTATAAAGGACGTCAGGTAACTGTAACTGAACATATCCTAGGAGGGTATAGAAGAGGCGGAAAGTCTAACAGTCCATATACCAGTTTTACAATTAACAAAAAGATTGCAAAAGGTTATGGGGATTATACAATTGAATTGGACATATCTGCTCTTCGAAAAGCTATACGTTCCGGAGAATTAAAAGGAGTTGCCATCCTGAATCCAAAACAAATTGAGAGACTTATAAAAAATGATACGAAACAAACAGACAATTGGAAAAAGAAAGCTCTCAAATGGACAAATAGAGATACCGAGTATTTTGTTAAAGGCGAGATACCTAAAGAATATTTCAAAATGTTCCCTAAGGAGTGATGCTTATGTTTCTTTATTATCAAGATGAGTGTTTAGGTAAAATAGAAGGGACAACAATAGAGGGTCCTTGGGCTTATGGGAAAATCATTCCTAATGAGAAGATGGAAAAATTCAAAGACTTTTTTAGAGCCGTGGTAGATGAAGATGACCCCTCTGCAATTGAGAAGTTTGACGATGATTTAATAGACGATGATAATTGGTTTATTGTTGACGACGAGCAAAAAAGAGTAGGAATTTCATTACCGGGTATTTATGAGGATGACAACGAAATAAATTGGAGATGGAGATAAAAAACAAGGCCCCTTCAAAGAGACGGGGCCTCTTTTTTATTTCAATAGTGCTTCAAGTTTCGCTTTGGTCTTAGGCCCATAAATGCCGTCAGCAACTAATCCATATATGGATTGGAACCGTTTGACTGCATTTGCTGTTTTCGGTCCATAAACGCCGTCAATGCCGTTATTCTTCGCCCCTTTGTCCGGGTAGAAATAAAGAGACGCCAGAGCATTTTGAATACGCCTTACGTCATCCCCTTTTCGCATAGGGCTTGTTACTCTAATGACACCAGAGGGCAGCGCATATGACGTTTTTTTGCTGCTTGGTTTAGGGCTCGAAGTGCTAGAGCCTGTGAGCTTTAATACTTGGCCGGCCTTGATCAAGTTCGGGTTTTTGATACCGTTCAAGCTTTGCAGGGTTGCCATACTTACCCCGTGCTCTTTTGCAATTGTGGAAAGAGTATCTCCTTTTTTGACTGTGTAAGTGCCCCCAGAAGTTTTAGGCGCAGATGATGACGGTTTAGAAGTTGTTTTCCTGCCCAGCGCCTTCAATTCTGCTTCAATGGCAGCCTTAACCTCGTTCCATCTACCCTCTGACAAAATACGGTGTGGGCAATATTTGCCGTTCCAGTCTTGATGTTTGCGGACACGATCAATACCCCAGCCTCGCTCTTTGAGCAGCTGCGCCACAAACTTGATTGCCAGCTTTTCTGCCGCCTTATATTTAGCGCCTCCTGACTTGCTGTAGCAGATTTCAACACCAATAGACTTACGGTTCCCAGTGCCGTATTTGCCATCTCCTGTGTGCCATGCGTTGCGATTTGTGGGGATACCCTGCCGTACCTCTTTATCATCAACGGCAAAATGAAAGCTTGTCGAGCTAGTATTTCCGATCATATAGCTGATCTCGTTAGCAGCTGATGCATCATTTGCTGTATTGTGGATGGTGATGTATTCAGCGTCCATATAGTTCGGGCATTTCAAAGGGTATTTTGCTTCTGATACAAGATTCTTTTTCACTGTGATTGTCATAAGTGTTCTCTCCTTTTTTTGATATAGAAAAAGCCGCCGGGTTATCCAGCAGCCTGTTCATCCTTTTCGTTTGTTTGTTCGTTGTCGTTTTCGATTACGTGAAGCCGGTCAGTAATGGCAGCCGGAATCTTAACGCCGATCTGTGCAAGGTTCTCTGTAATGGAAAGCCCCTCATTGGCGATATAAAAAAGAACGGTTCCAAATGTCAGGACGCCGTTCAGATTGAGGATTGTATCTATGATGTTTGCCACGATAACCACAAGAAAACTGAGCATCTTACGCACATAACCGAACCATGCGCTGCGGCTGCGGAGCTCCTTAAACTTCCACGCTTTCACCACACCGGTAAGGATATCAATGATGTTTAACACCAGCATTAAATCAAGATATTTCACACCCCCAAACAGATAAACTCTCGCTAAATCCAATGTTTCAAAATTAATAAACACCGTTGTCTCCTCCATTTCTTGTTATCACCTCCTTAGAGGCAAAATAAAAACACCTCTCTGGGTGTTGGTTAACTTCCTAAATCTATGACAACCGGCTCTGTAGCTGGATAAGTCAGGCCGGTGATTTGTTTATATTGGTCTTCTGTGATTCTCTTCAAAACAACAAAACGGGCGACATCAGCGTTTGTGTAATACTGTCTCCCCCATCCATAAATAGTTTTGATATTTTTAAACCAATCCATCACACTTCCCCTCCTTCAGCCAGCATTAATAACAAGTCCGCAATCATTTTCGCTTGGGACTCTATCAAGTTCTGGGCTTCAGCCAGCTGCACCATGATTTCAGCGTTTTGAGACTTTAATTCATCTAAAGGCGACGGAACTCTTCCATTTTCAACTTGTTTTAAAATCTCGTCTTTTTCTGCTTGAGTTGCTACTTCTGACCACTTTTGCTCTTTCGGGTTAAACATAGGTTTAATGTATGATGGAGGCTGAATGGTTGTACAATTTTCAGGAATTACATATTTTCCATCCTCGCCCGGTTCTTCAATGGGTATCGGTTCAACAAAGACAAAGTTCTCATCATATCTGTAAACCTGTATCATGCTGTACCTCCCTCTTGAAACCCGATCACCTTATCAATATAGAATCCACCGCCAAGCTTGCTTGAATCTGTCGGGTCTGGATATTTGATTTTTAAATCTCCGTTTTCATATACAATGAGATTGGCTGTCCCGCCTGTCCCACTAAGAGCAATAGAAACGACTGCCCCGCCAGCAGGAACGTATGATGCGGGAATTGAACCAAATATAATTTCCGGTTCTGTTTTCACATGCCCCCGTAGTAACAATAAAGGCCCCCACCTTGCATAAATGGGCGTCCGTGTTCCGGCTGCCGCCCCATTTTTAAGAGTAATATTGGCATACGTGACAGCCCCGTTCCACTTAGCGCGTTCTATAGCAGAGGTGTGCCGTTCTTGATTGTAATTGTGTTGCCTAAACTGACTTATAAGATCATTCCAGCTGCTTTTCTCTTCGGACGTGACGTGAATTTCTGTTTTGTTTTCATGAGCATCAACTTTTCTCTGCGCCCCTCCTGGCGTTTCTTTGGCATTCCAATTATCTCGTTCACCTGCTGCTAGATGTATTTCTAAGTCAGCAGCATGAGCATTCACTTTCCCCTGTGCACCGGAAGGTGTCTCCTTTGCATTCCATATCTCGCGCTCTTTTGCCGTAATATGCTTTGTCTGATCATTTGCGTGTTCATCGGTATAGTCCTTCGCGTTTTGTTCCGCGGTGTCGGCCTTCTCCTGGGCACCGTCCTTTGTCTCGATGTTCTCAAGATCGGCAAACTTGGCTTTAAGCTCCTCAACCGTCTGGCTAATTTCATCCATGGTTTTATTTAAACCAGCCCTGAACGATTCCACATCATCAATGTAATATTCCGCTACCGGGACAATGTTCTGATCCTCCAATGTCTTTGATATCGTAAACGTAAAAAAGGAAGTAGCCAGAGCCTGACCATTTGTGTAGTAAAGCTTTAATTCTGCCTTCACAATACCGGGATGTTTCAGTTCCCCATCAGACAAAATATACTCTGCTTTTCCGTTCACTTTGTCTACGAGAGTAAGACTCCTTTTATAGAAAGAGCCGTCCGGATAAAGCAACACAATTTTTGCATCGACTGCAGACAAAGGAAGTGGTACGCCGTCTTTTGTAAAAGAAAAGGACAGCTTGGCGCTGCCCGTGTCTTGTGTCATAAATTGAATGTTTGTTGCTCTCCCGTCTGATTTGCGGGAATTAATATCAAATGTCACGTTTGCGTTTTTATAAATCAATGTTTACCCTCCTTAATGCTGCGGCGTAACGATCATCTTAGCTATCCCATAGCCTTTTTCTTCGTCATATGGCACTTCAATTTTCATGACAGTGCCGTATCCATTGGACTCAGCTTTTGTCGCTATTCCCTTAATAGCAGATACGCTATCACCTACCCGCACCGTTGAGTCAATACGAACAAACACCTGACCAATAAGACCGATGACATGCCACTCGTCTCGTTCTTCACGAGGCTTATATTCCTCAGAAGGATCGTAGTCTGGATTTTCCGCCGGGACCGTTATAACCCGTTCACCGTCGTAAACCTCCCGATAAATAGTGCCGCCAAACTCATCCCTCAGGTACCGGTCTTTCCAATCGAAAGCAGCACCACCGAGGACAAGCCCGGCCGTCTTCGATACGACACCTAGAATTTTATCGCCAGCGTCGGCTTTCCGAATTTTTTCGCCTTCCAAGGCTACAAGGTAGGAGGCTTCAATTTTATGGCCGTCAGTTGACTCAAAGTATTCCGCAAAGTCTTTAAGGTCAGAGACGCTTTCCACACGGTTTGTAGCGCGAACATTTCCGCCTATTGCATCTAACTCGATCTTTTTGTTTCCTTCTGATGGATTACCGTCACCATGCCCTAAAGCGATGCTGTATTCTTTGGTATTTATTACATTTTTAGAAGCCATAACAACCGAAGAACCGCTGTCTCCTTTTGTATGAGAGTTATAGGAGAACATAACACCATTGCGCGACCCTTCTGTGGATGCTCCGCCAGCAATACCAGCAATGAAATTCCGTTCGCCCTTCGCGATAATCGTTCCCGATCCAGCTATAATTGCACTTGTATCCGTTAGAGGTGAGCCCGATCTGGCAGCAGCCCGAAAACCGCCTTTTATGTTAGTAGGTACCGAACTATATTTTTGACCTGCTAAAACAGCCGCATTGGTATAACCAACAGCCCGTACTGCTGTTATATCAGCCTGATTGTTTGGTGACGAAATTCCTATCCTGCCGCCTCTTGTATGAGCGATACCGTTCATTAAAGTGACATAGTAAACCCCGCCGCCGATAGAAATTCCCTCTGGGGCTGAATCATGAATAGTGAAATTTGAAATACGAACATCATCTGTTCTTTGATCACCGCCATAGATACGGACATCCGAACCCGCCTTCGCAAATCCAGAAATGTTCAAACCATTAATGTTAATCTTGCGGCTTTTATACTGGAAGGCGATAACTGGGGTCCCTTTATAGTCATAGGTAGGATCACCAAGTGCTGTAAAGCCCAGTACTGTAACACGCTGATAAGCAGAAATCACAAGCGCTTTCGGCTCTAGCCCAGCGTACAAATCATTGAATATCGGCTCCTTAGCTGTACAGTCTACTAAAGTGACATCTCTTGCTGTTTCGCTCCAGGGCTCATTTGCATAATGATGTCCGATATGACGAAGGTCATACGCTCTCACATCACGGAATGATTGATGACCGTAAACATGAACATTAGAAGGTGCCGGCCACTTCGCATGTGCCTTTACTTCCACCCCACGGACATTCCCTTCCGTATAATTGTTAAATAACCACACGTCTTTAGAGCCGTCATCTACTTCAATACCATTTGAATTGGCTTTACCAAGGGCATGGGCTGTTCCAGAAGGATATAAACACCTATTGTTTGTGATGAAGATATTTTTGCTGTAATGAGTTGTAATTCCATCGTCTCCATATCCTTCACAAATACATCCATCAATCCAAATTGAGTCACAACCGTTTTTAGTGTAGTCACTATCCGAAATATCGTAAGTAGGTGCGGAAATATCGATTCCATGTAACGCCGGGTTTACAGTTCGAACTCTTTGAACCCAAGCGTTTTTTACCTGTGCTAACAATAAGCAGCTGGATTTTACTCCACCCATGGCTTTCATGGTTCCATTTTGCCGTTCACGATTCCAATCAAGTGTCATATCACGAATTACGATATTTTTGTTACCGCCCTGATGATCAGCGTTCGTAATCACCCATTCATCTGATGGTGTCTCATCATGAAGAATAAGAGTGGTAATATCCATTCCGTCACCCTCAAAGATGACGTTGCTTTTTAGCTTTACACCACGAACGACATAGACGCCCGGTCCCAGTTTAATTTTCACTTTACCGTTACCCATGGCCTTCACGATTGCATCGGAACTGTCTGTCGCTCCGTCTGCAACGGCTCCGTAATCATCCACATGAACTACACGTTTTATTCGCTTATTCAATCTCATGTAATCACGGTCAAGTCGTTCTTTTAATAAGGGCGCAATATTGCCGTCAGTATCAACACGGGCATCGACGACCTCTTTTACATTTGTTCCGTCAGCATTAAGAATCAAATTACGCATACGATTATAAAGGCTTTCAACATATGTTCGGAGAGAAAAACCTTGATGGGTAATTTGATCGGAAGTATGAGCAGTTTGAGACGTTTTATGCGTTTTAATCGCATCATCAAGACTGTTCAACCCATCTTCTATAGTTT